CAAGGTAGACACGCTGCGTATGTCAGTGCTTTCTGGGACGCTAAAGTCTACACACCATCCGGTGTATTGAATCTCTCTGACCAGCTTGGTGCATACCAGAAGCTACGGACAGAAAAGAAAACAGCTATTCCCTACCCTTGGCAGGGCTTAAACAAAAAGCTAGAAGGCATGCGAGCTGGTGAGTTAGTTACTCTTACTGGCGGCACAGGTCTAGGCAAGTCATCGGTTACTCGTGAGATCGAACACTGGTTGATCGAGAACACACAAGATAATGTGGGTGTTATAGCTCTTGAGGAGAACTGGTCACGAACTGCTGAAGGTATCATGGCAGTCGAGGCTAATGCGAAGCTGCATCTTGACAGTGTTAAGTCTACGTTCACAGACGAACAGCTAGACCAATGCTTCAAGAAAGTATTCATGGGTGAGAACGAAGGTCGCGTATGGATTCACGCACACCACGGCGTCAACAACCTAGATGACATCTTCAGCAAGTTGCGCTACATGATCATAGGTCTAGATTGTAAATGGATTGTAGTCGATCACTTGCACATGCTTGTACTTTCTACGCTTGAGAACGATGAGCGTAAAGCTATTGACGGCATCATGCATCGTCTACGTACTATGGTAGAAGAGACAGGGTGCGGCATGATCCTAGTGTCTCACCTCCGCAGAGTAGAGGGCAACCGTGGACACGAGAACGGCATAGAGACAGGGCTATCACACCTCAGAGGATCGCAGTCTATTGCTCAGTTGTCTGACTGTGTCATAGCATTGGAACGCAATCAACAATCAGAAGACGCAATAGAGGCATCGACCACCAAGGTCAGGGTGTTGAAGTCTCGATACACTGGCGATGTTGGAGTTGCTTGTAGTCTCTTGTATGACAGCGTAACAGGACGCTTGAGAGAGCTTGATAGCTATGATGAGTCGCAGTTTGATGGAGATATAATATGACCACCACCTTCAACGGCTTTGAGATAGACAAGCACAACAAGCTGTTCAGGCCTATAGCTGTTATAAGCTGGGCATACTACACGCTCAATGGTATTAAGGTTGCTATTAAGTACAATGTTCTGCAACAGTACTACGAAGAGATGCTGAAAGATTCACGGAGTCCTCATGAATAAGAAGTGTAACAAGTGCAAAGAAGTTAAGGAGCTTACGGATTTTTGGAAGCATAAGCGGACGAAGGACGGACGGCAAAGTGCTTGCATCATATGTCAGAAGGTCTACACTAAGGAGTACTCCAAAGTTAATTCTGAGAAACTAAGGTTGCGCTCTGCTAAGTGGCATAAAAATAACCCAGAAAAAGCGGCGGCAAAGAGTAGGCTGTGGGTAGAACTCAACCCAGAAAAAGCGGCGGCTTATAATAAGGCGTGGGGTAGAGCTAATCCCGACAAGATACGCCTAAAAAATGCTAGACGCTATATTGCTAAGAAACAACGTACAATGGCGTGGTCTGATCTTGAAGCTATAGAAGCTATATACGCAAAGGCTCGACACCTTACAAAAGTTACAGGGGTTCGACACGAAGTTGACCATTACTATCCGCTACGAGGAAAATTAGTTAGCGGCCTTCATGTTGAAACAAACCTACAAGTATTAACAAGCCTAGAGAACCAAATAAAAGGCACTAGCTTACAACCATAAAGGCAGAATAAAATGAGTAACTTAGTATTTGATATAGAAGCAGACGGCTTAGACCCCACGAAGATACATTGTATCGTGGCACAAGACGTTGATACTATGGACGTATTTACATTCGACAACACCCAGTTGGCAGAAGGCTATGAGATGTTGCGTACTGCAACCAAGCTGATCGGTCACAACTTGATAGGCTATGACATCCCTGCAATCAAAAAGATTTCAGGAGTAGACCTGTTTGACAGAAAGATTGTAGACACGCTAGTCCTGTCGCGTTTGTTCAACCCAACCCGCGAAGGGAACCACGGTCTTGAGGGCTGGGGCTATCGCTTGGGTTTCAAGAAAGGTGACTTCGGACAACAAGAAGATGCGTGGGATGTATACACACCGGAGATGTTAGAGTACTGCAAGAACGATGTAATGCTAAACACCAAAGTCTACGAAGCTTTGAAGCTTGAGAGCCGTGGCTTTACCCCGCTGTCTGTACAGATAGAACACGCAGTAGCTAAGATCATTGACGAGCAACGCACTACGGGCTTTGTGCTAGACGTTGAGAAGGTCATGGGCTTGATGGCTATGTTTGAAACCAAGCTGCATGACATTACAGTAGAGGTTCACGAAGAGTTCCGTCCGGTTGTGATAACGCAGATACTCTCACCCAAGTTCACAGCTACTGGCGCATTAGCTAAGACAGCTACAGATCAGCACGGTAAGGGCACACGCCTGTCTGATGACGAGTACGAGCGTCTTACTCTGGACATGGACACTAAACCTATTGCACGACACACTGAGACAGAGTTTAACTTAGGCTCACGCAAGCAGATCGGCGAGTACTTAATTCGTTTTGGTTGGAAGCCTGTTAAGCTTACACCTACAGGCCAGCCCATTGTGGATGAGTCTACGCTAAACAAAGTTAGAGGCATTCCACAGGCCGCACTGATTGCTAAGTATCTTATGCTGCAGAAGCGTTTAGCTCAGACTAAGAGTTGGATCAAGGAGCTGAACGAAGAGACAGGCAGAGTACACGGGTACGTTAATCCTAATGGTGCCGTGACTTCTCGTATGACTCACTCACATCCTAACATGGCCCAGATTCCAAGCAGCAACTCACCCTATGGTACTGAGTGCAGGTCTTGTTGGACTGTACCCAAGGGCTATAAGCTTGTTGGCATTGATGCTTCTGGCTTAGAACTACGAATGCTTGCACACTATTTAAATGACGAGGGCTACACAAATGAAATCCTTAACGGAGATATACACACCACAAATCAAACTCTTGCAGGACTTGAATCTCGAAATCAGGCAAAGACTTTCATCTATGCACTCCTCTATGGGGCCGGAGATGCAAAGCTTGGGTCTGTGGCTGGACGAGGCAGAGCTGCTGGTAAAGGACTTAGACAACGCTTTTTTGATAATCTCCCATCATTCAAAACTCTTACGGATGGAGTACAACGAGAAGCTAAAAGCGGATTCGTTAAAGCATTAGACGGTCGCCGACTTACTGTACGCTCAGCTCACGCAGCTTTGAACACACTGCTGCAGGGTGCTGGTGCTATCGTAATGAAGAAGGCTTTAATAATATTGGAAGGCTATATCAAGGAGCGTAAGTTAGACGCACGGTTTGTTGCTAACGTACACGATGAGTGGCAGATAGAATGTCTTGAAGCTCATGCAGATGCAATAGGTAAGGCGGGCGTTGAAGCTATCATCCAAGCTGGTCTTGAACTTAATCTTAATTGTCCGCTAAATGGAGACTACAATGTTGGAAACAACTGGAGTGAAACACACTGATAGAACACTAGAAAATAAAACACGAATGACAATCAAAGGAGGAAGGTATCGGGTTGGTAACGCCAACCACCCACACCACACTCTGTACAAAGATGAGGGTTTTACTTCTGTGTTTAAAGCAATGGGCTTAATTGAGAACACAGCTTTTAAAATCAAACAAGAAGTCTTAGCGATGTACAACGAGTACGCTGAGGGCTATGTCTACGTCATCTCTAACCCCGCGTGGGAAGGGTGGTTCAAAGTTGGGATGGCTGTCGATGCGTATGATAGATGTGCGCAGTATCAGACCTCTTCGCCTTACAGAGATTATGTAGTAGAATACTGTAAGTACTTTGAAGACAGAAGGAAAGCAGAGAGTTCTGCACACGCTTTGTTAGAAGGTGTAGAGCAGCGGGGCGAGTGGTTCAACGCAGAGCTAAGCGTCATAAAGAATAAAATTAAAACAATAGAAGGCGCGTAGAGATGCACTTAAATGATTTAGTACCTGACATCTACAAGGAGCTAGAAGCTCTTTCAAACGGTGAGGCACTTCCGCTAACCGAAGAAGAGATTGATAGGACTATTGCAGGCATGCGAGAAGCTTTAGTTTCTTGGGCAACACCCCGGAAACGAGATACTAACTTTACTGTCCGCATGTCCAACGTAGGTAAGCCGCCGCGCCAGTTGTGGTACGAGAAGCGTGATCCAAAAGGGCGTGGAAACATTGATGGCCCAACACAGATCAAGTTCTTGTACGGCCACTTGCTTGAAGAGATTGTGTTGATGTTAGTACGCATGGCAGGCTACCCTGTCACCGATGAGCAGAAAGAAGTTACAGTTGACGGCATCGTGGGTCACATGGATTGCAAGATAAACGGCGAGGTGGTTGATGTTAAGACCGCGTCACGTTTTGCATTCAACAAGTTTAAAGAAGGGCGCTTAGCACAGGACGATCCGTTTGGTTACTTGGGTCAGCTTGCAGGCTACGAAGCAGCAGAAGGCACAGAGGCCGGAGGGTTCTTGGTGTTGAACAAAGAGAGTGGCGAGCTATGCATGTATGTCCCTGACGATCTGGACAAGCCCAACATTAAAGCGTCTATTAGTCAACTGCTTCCTGCGCTAGAGCTTGATGTTCCTCCTGCAATTTGTTATGCTCCAGTACCAGATGGGAAGAAAGGCAACATGAAGTTAGCCAAGGGCTGTAGCTGGTGCAAGTACAAGTACGAATGCTTCAAAGACTCTAATGGTGGGCAGGGCTTGAGAACATTTAAATATTCAAACGGCTACACACACTTAACCGAAGTAGTAGCAGAACCTAAAGTGGAAGAATTTCTATGAACAGAAGACGCAGCAAACGCATAGCGCGACACGCAGAGAGCCTCCTTGTAGTGTGGCTTAAAGGGCTTCTAAGCGATGAAGAGGCAGCGAAGATAAACATAGGCAACTACAAGTCTAAGATGCCTGAGCAGACTCACTACATGGCTCAGCGAACAGTGTACTTGAATGCCTATCACCCGAAGTGGTTGAAGAAAAAAATAAACCAACTGCTGCTAATCTACCCGCGCCTTGCAGTAGAGGACATTAACTTGGAGATGGTCACATGGAAAGTCAACCAACGTCCAGTCAGCTCTCACTAGAACAGATGATCATTGCAGTAGGTAGCTTCCTTTATAATTCTAATTCATCTATTACTGATATTGACGCTGAGTTTCTAAGGGACTTAAAGCTAGTCATCACAGCAGAACTAGAGCGAAGAGAGGAGACACTACATTGAAAAAGGTAAAGCGGGGCTACCGCAAAGCAAGAGTCAAGCGGCCAGTAGAGAAAGACATAGTTAAAGGTTACGACTCTAACTGGGAATACGAATTACACTCAGGCATTCTAGATTCATGGAGCTTTCATGTTGATAAGGTTTCTTACACAGTTGACCACAAGTACGAGCCAGACTTTGTAAGAGAGGTTGACGGGAAGAAGATACTACTCGAAGCCAAGGGAAGGTTCTGGGACTTTGCGGAATACAGCAAGTACGTTTGGATAAGCAAGGTGTTGCCGGATGATGTTGAGCTAGTGTTCTTGTTTGCTAACCCCAGCGCACCGATGCCCCAAGCTACTAGGCGCAAAGACGGAACGAAAAGATCTCACGGAGAGTGGGCAAGCTCCAAAGGATTTAGATGGTATAGCGAAGATAGTATACCGGACAGTTGGATTAACACAGACAAGCGAGAAACTTTCGATGACTGAGATAGAGTATGGAAAAGATGAAAGAAGAGACAGGTACTTACGCAAAAAGAAGAAGAAGCTTAAACGGTCTGAAGCAGTACTATCAAAACATGCTAACGCAGAGCCTTTTAAACGCTCTCGACAACTTCAAGACAGAGGATTGGACTATGAGTATTAATAACGCAACACCAGCAGACTGGAATAGATTACGAAGGCAGCATCCCCCGGTAGAACGTAAGCCCCAGATAGATGAGTCCTTAATGAAGGTATACCTAGACTTAGCGGACAAAGAACGCATAGAGTATGAGGTTAAGTGGGTAGACGAGTCGCTGGAGGAAATAATTGCTAGGGAAGAGCTTGAGGCGTACATCTTTGATGATGAAGAAGACGTAGTTAACAACCCTGACCACTACAACACAGGCAACGTAGAGTGTATTGAAGCCATCGAAGAGTCGATGACTCCTGAAGCTTTCAGGGGCTACCTCAAGGGCAACTGCATGAAGTACTTATGGCGTTATAGCTACAAAGGCAAACCTGTTGAAGACCTTCAGAAGGCTCAGTGGTATTTAGC